CCGCTAATCCCCGATACGCTCGGGAAATAAGAATTGATAGAAATAAGACTTGTGTTTATGCTGGAACAAGTTCTGCTCTTTCAGCATTAGGATATAATGTCTATTCAGCCGTTATTGATGAGGCTAATTTTCTTGAAGTAACTGAGGATTCTAAAAAGGCTGGAGAAGATATATATGATGCTGGGGAGGAAATGTATAATGCAGTTATGAATCGTATGACTTCTAGATTTATGCAAAGAGGTAAAATTCCTGGAGTTATTTGTTTGATTAGTTCTCCCAGATATCCAGACTCTTTTTTAGAAAGAAAGATTGCTGAGATTAAATCAGTAGGAGCAGAAGAATTAAATGCTTTCTGGCGGATGAGAAGTTTATGGGAAGCTAAGGGGTCTAAGTATTTTGATATGTCTAAGTATTTTGAGATTGATGTTGATACTCTAGAAATTGTCAATGAAGTTCTTTAATGATAGTTATTGATTTAGAAACGACGGGACTTAATCCCAAGAAAGATAAGATTATTGAGGTTGCAGCTTTAAAGGTTAATAGAGGAAAAATATTAGATTCTTTTGTATCTTTGATTAATCCAAATATAAGGCTTGAGGATATGCGGTTTTTAAATCAAGATATTAGTGATAAAGATTTAAAAAAAGCTCCCTTTTTTAAAGAGATAAGCGGTGATTTATTTAATTTTCTGAAAGGCAATCGTATTATTGGCTACAATGTATCGTTTGATAAACGTTTTCTTGTAGCTAATGACAGAAAATTTGATTGCTTGGAATACTTTGATTATCTAAAATTCGTTAAAGGATTAGACTACGAATTGGAGAATTATAAACTTCAAACCGTAGTTAATCATTTCGGAATACGGAAAAAACCTACCCATAGGGCTTTAGCCGATGCTGAATCTCTACTGGGTCTAATAAGGATTTTAGGAACTTGAGATTTGAATTTATGACAAAAAATACTTTTGAAGATTATATAAAAGTTACTTTAGAACATGAAGGGGGATATGTTAATGATCCTAATGACCCTGGTGGAGAAACTAATTTTGGAATATCTAAAAGAGCTTACCCTAAATTAGATATAAAGAACCTGACTGAAGAAGAAGCTATTGAGATTTATAAGCGGGATTATTGGGATGCAAATAAAGTTGATAGATTACCTGAAAAGTTGAGAGGAATCTATTTTGATATGTGTGTTAATTTTGGTGCATTTGGTGCAGGCAAAGTTTTGCAGAGAGCAGCTAATGCAAAGAATGGGAAAAGATTCCAAATAAAAGTGGATGGAAAGGTTGGTCCAAATACTAGAAAGGCTATTAAAAGGGTTGAACCGGAAAGATTGAGATCCGAACGAACTTTACATTTTGCTAGAATTGTAGTTAAAAACCCTGTTAAGTTTCATAGATTTTGGTATGGTTGGTATAAAAGAGCTATAACAGTATGAGCTCCCCTATTATAAAGATCCCTCTTGAACTGAAAGCCAATTATCTTAGAGACCCAGAAAATTTCTTAAGGGATATTGCTTGTGTTCCTACGGAATCTACCCGCCCCTTTTTTAAAGATAAGAATAAAGTTTATGAGGTGGAAAAAAAGGCTTTTAAAAATCCCTTTAACGATGAAGAAAGGAGATTGGAGAGAAATTTTGTTCCCGCACCTGGAGCAGATGATTTTAGTCGTTATATGCATATTGATCTGGGTTTGAAAAAAGATGCTGTGGGAATTTCAATGTGTCATGCTCCAAATTTTGAGCAAAGAGTAATTACTCAAATTCATTCTGATGAATTAGTAGATGAAGAAATAAGCCTGCCTTTTATTAAGTTTGATTTTCTAGGGAGAATCAAAGCTAATAAGGGGGAAGAAATTTTATTGAGTAAGGTAAGAGAAATTATTTATGATATCCAACAACGGGGATTTTATTTAGCTTTAATAACATTTGATGGATTCCAAAGTGTTGATTCTATACAGATATTGAGATCTCAAGGATTTAAGGTGGGAAGACTTTCTATTGATAGAACTGCTACTAAATTGATTTTAGATAAAAAGGCTAAAGACGGTTCTGGATTAGTTAGAAGATCTACAGAGGGACAAACTATGGGTCCGATGCAGGCTTTGAAAGATGCTATTTATGATGATAGACTTGCTGTTCCTTATCATGAATATTTTGCTAAGGAAGCAACTGGAGCTGAAATAGACTATAAGAAGAACAAGGTAGATCATAAACCTAGAGGTTCTCTTGATTTATTACAGAGTATGGCTGGCTCTGTTTACAATTTAATTAATAATGAATTTGATTATCAAGACCCTTACGAAGATGGGTTGAAGGAGTTAGGAGATGATTTTTATGCGGATAAACAAGTGAGGGAGAATTATTGGGTTGAAGATAAAAAAGGAAGGAAAGACTTATGGGTAAGCTAAAAGATTTTTTTGGTAGATATAAATTTGTTAAGACTGCTAAATTAGATGAAATGGTAGAGAAGGCAGCTGAACAGGGGATACAAGATGAAAAAGGTTGGCATAATCATCCAGATAGAGATTATGATGGTAAAGATATGTCAGCTTCATTGAATGAAGGTAAACAAGATTATTCTTATTTATATGAACAGCAAGATCCAAAAGGTAAACCTGATAAAGTAAAGCTTCATGAATCTTTTATAGGAACTTATACTAACGCAGATTCTTATTCTGGATTGTTAAATCAAACTTCTGATGGGCAGGTTGCAGGGGAAAGAGAATCTATGCAAGCCGCCGCTTTTGATAAATATTTTACTGATCCTCATTGTAAAAGTATTATTGACAACTGGGTTTATTATACAGTAGGCGGGGGCCTAAAAGTAACTGTTGAAAATAAGAAGATAATGTCAGTTATTAATGATTTTAGACGTAAAAATAATATGCTTAGTCGAGAAAAAGATTTAGTAAAAATGGCTTACCTAGAGGGAGAACTTTTTATTGCTTATTATATTGATAAGATGTCAGGGCAATGTACTATAAGAAGAATTAGGCCTTTTGAAATTGAAGATGTTGAAACTCACCCAGAGGATATAGAAAATAAATTTGGTTACCATTGGACATATGATTATAGTCCTGAAGGAACTGGGCAGAGCTATAAAAAGGATACTTGGGTTCCAGATATAGGTTATCTCCCTTATTTAGAAAATGGAGGAAATAAAAAGAGTAAGAGAAGATTAAAGAGTAGTCCACTAATACAACATATTAAGTTAGGGATTGATTCAGAGATAAGAGGAAGGGTTCCCCTCCAACCTGTTATGAAATATTTGAAATATTATGATGATTGGTTGATGGATAGAATTAGACTGAATCATGAAAGAGCAAAGGTGGTATGGGTAAAAGAAGTAAGGGGTAGAATGAACGAGGCTACTCTTAGGGAAAGGCGAGCCCCTCGGGGAGGCATTATGTTAGTAGAAAGTGAACAGGTAAAGTATAGAATTGAGAAGGCTCAGATTAATGCTGATGATGCTAAAGAGGATGGACTTGCTATTTTATATACAATAGGGGCTGGATCTAATCTCCCTATTCACATTTTAAATCAACGATCAGACCAAGAGGTTTATGCTTCAATTAGAAAAGCTGATACTCCCTTTAGTCAATTTATTAGAGGTAAGCAGGAATTTTTTGAAGATGCTTTTGATGTTATGTATAGAAAAGTTATTAAATCTGCAGTTGAGGCTGGAGTTTTACCCAAACGAGTAAGGGTTCCGGAATATGCTCAAGAGGCTTTAGAAGAAGTATTGATTAAAATTAATCATATGGTGCTTGAGGGAGCAGATGATAAAACTATTAAAGATGAGTCTGAAGAATTATTATTGCCGCAGATTACTTATAGACCGGTTGCTACGGAGGATGTTCCAATTAGTATTGAATTCCCCGAGGTTATTAGAGAAGATATGGAATCTCAAGCTAGAGTATTTGCTATTCATAAGGAAATTGGAATTGTTTCTCAAGCAACTCTTGCTGCTAAAGCTGGATATAATTGGAGACAGGAATTATCTAATAAAATGAGTGAGATTTCTTTATTTCCTGGTGAAGAGGCGGCTATGAAAAAGAAAGCTGAAATTAGTAAACCTGATAAATCTGATAAACCTGCTGCACCTGATAAATCTGATAAACCTGCTGCACCTAAGAAGAAAAAGAAGAAAGAAGATAAACCCATTAGTAAATCTGGGGCAGATACTGGTGGCGGAGGCCAGGGAGGATAATCCTTGGGGAGATTAATCTAAAAGAATTATATTTGAAGTGAGCATTATTGTGTATGATGCTAAGTATGAATGCTGGGGTAGAAGTAACACAGTTTACTTCTTCCAAAAGAATAAAAAACAAATAGGAGATAAAAATGGCGGATAACGCACTACATAAATTTAAAACTCAGGAACTTCTGCATAAAGTTCTTAATAGTGGGGAGGATGCGCTTAAAGTTGACATTGACAATGTGACTTTAACAACAGAGGGTGCTGATGTAAACATTGAAGTTCATTCCGATAAGGCTGAAGATTCAATGATGATGTGGACACATACCGTAAAAACAGGTACTGGTGGAACAAGTTATGTTCCTCTTGTAGATGCCGATGGGCATTTTCAAGTAGACACTCTTTCATCTGCTCTTCCATCAGGCGCAGCTACTGAAGCTAAACAGGATGATATTGAATCTAGTCTTACTGATATTGAATCAGACATTGAGGCTACTAATACTGCTTTAGGAACTATTGAAACTGACATTGAAGCTACTAATACAGCTTTAGGGACTACTAATACAGCTTTAGGAACTATAGAAACTGACATTGAAGCTACTAATACAGCTTTAGGAACTACTAATACTGCTTTAGGAACTATTGAAACAGAC